ACCAGCTCTGATGGCGCAAAAACTTATGCGAATGGGGAGGATGATTTACCTTCAATAAACCTCAGCGAATTATCTGAAACTTTGATTGAGCTGGTGGATGCAAAGGACACAATCAAAACTCTAAAGTCTCGGATTGAGGAAGAGCTTGAGCCAAAGATTATGGACAAGCTCGGCAATCATACCAGAGGATTTCTTGATGATGAGGATGGGGAAAGGTTTGTAGATATTTCTTGGCCTACGAGAAATTATAAGGCGCAACCTGAAAAGGTCGTTCAAGCTAAACCAGCAAGAAAGGTGCGTCAGAGTTCTCTGAGCATTATAAGAAAATGAGTATTGTATTCGATAGCCCTCAGACGAAAAAAGCCTATGACTTTATTAAAGGCTATATTCAGGAGAATAGTCTAGCGCCAACGCATAGTGAGTTGGCTCGGCATCTTGGCAATACAAGTGAAGGCAACATGGGTAAGATATTATCCAAGTTGAAAGACCAGAAACTAATAGATATAGTGGCTGGAAAGAGTAGGGGAATACGCCTACTGAATTAAATCTAGGGCTTGGCGCTTTGTCTCATCATTGCGCCTAGTCCACCCTCTACCGAAATGTTCAAAATCTCTGAGACTTTCATAAAACTCCTGACGCAATTTGTGCATCTGTTCAATCAGATATTTAGGGTCTTGCTTTTCAACCAAATCTAAAGTCTTGTTACCGATTGCGCCATCTTGCACAGCTCCTACGATTTTCTGCAATGTTTTAGCGGCACGACCAGTTCCCGAATTAACACCAAAATCCATTAGCATCCAAGATAAACCAGAATTTTTTACGTCATCACACTTTAATCGATCCCAATATTTCTTTTTATAGAGTGGCGCAACATCTTCAGCTTTAAGTGCTCTCATCACTTCTATTGGAGCTGGCTTTCCTGTCCAATCAGCCCAGACTTTCGATGTAACTCCGAGCATGGTTGAGCCTTGATTTCCATGCCCATCGCCAGCGTTACCCTTGTCTCTTTTGTCAGCCGTAAAGCCTCCCTCATGATGAAGAAGCATCTCCAGACATTTATCAAAATTCTTTTTCATTTCTTTTTCTTCTTATAATTAACTTTAACGCCCTTTTTTTTCGCGGCATTTTTAGCCATAGCTATTCCTTTAGGGGTGTATGAGTAATGCTTTTTTCCCACCTTTGGCATTTTACTTTCCTTTCTTTGTGTCAGTCTTTGCGTATTTGTCGAAACTTCTCATGCCGCCAATTCCCAATAATCCTAATAAGAGTGGCATCATAACGCTCATGTCAGCTTGTGGAATAGTAACTCCAAATCCAGCACAAATTGGGCTCACTAAAAAGTTTATACCCATACCCAGAACTGCAATATATCCAGCTAGGGGTCTCCAAGATGACTGAAACCAATTTCCTTTTGCGTCAGACTTTAAGATTTCAAGTTGACTCAATGCTAACTGGTGAGCTTGCTTTTCTGCCATCGTTGCAATTTCGTGAGCCAACTTAGCCTTTTGATCTTTGTCCTCTACGAATTTATCTAGTATTCCAGCAACAGGGTTAATTAAATCTTTAAGCATCTTTACCTCTATTTAAAACACTTCCAGTTAAAATTGCGCCAAATGATAGATGAAATAAACCACCTCCCATCAAAGTGTATGGGTCATGATGGTCTGTCATTTTTCGCATTAGTTCCATCTGAAGTTGAGCATTTTCCATTGTATTCATCGTATCTATAAAACTAGATATTTCAGGTCTATTTACCCCATACCAGACAGGCACAAGCACAAAATCAAATAGGCAGATAAATAGATAAACGCCGAGAGCTATAGATTGAAAGTTGACGTTAGCCATTCTTTGTAAAAGCACTTGATGCTATAAAAGCTCCAATAATGCCCATGTTACTCAAGACCCATGTAGAACCGATTGAAGATAAATGATCCAGCCTATCTAAAGGAACGAGATCAGTCATAAGCACAGCAATGTAGACTGTAACAGATATGGCGCTAAACCAAACCATGTAGCGCTGCTGATCCTGTTTGGCATTGTCGTTCTCCAAACGGATTTTTCTCTCCATAATCTCAAGATCGTCTATTTGCTCATCTCCGTTTACATCTAACTTAGCCGCAAACTCTTTTGCCGCTTTGCCTTTGAAAGTCTTTTGCGTCATTTAAAAGCGTCCTTCATTGCGTTCATCAGGTCTTTGATTGTAACTCTTTTGTCTTTTGGGTCGTAGAGGCATACAATTTGTCTAGGACAGGCATCAATACTTTCCATAATTTCAATGCCTCCTGATCCGTTAGCTCCCTCGTAGAGACACCAGTATTGCCTCGTTTTCTTTCCTTTGAACGACTCATGAACTTTCTCAATCTTCTTTAAGCGACAGATTGTGTATCCACCATTATCTAATGTGGGTCTCCTGTAATGTTCATGCGCTTCTATCGAGTACGACCAAGCCGTAAGCGATAAGGCCAAGAATACCGCCACCAATGATAAGAACTGCAAATAATGAAACATAAGTAATGATCTTTTCTTTTCTCTCTCTAGCTTCATAAATTTGTTTAGTTCTTAATTTTCTAATCCGTCCTTTTTCCTGTACAAAATCATCGTAGGCTTTAGTGCCAAAACGAAATGTAATTATATTTTTTAGCTCGTCCTCCATTTCCTGAACTTTTCTTTTTGCGTTCCAGCTTTCCAAAGCGGCTTGTTCTATGCTTTGCTTATCAAAAACTTGGCGCAACATTGAAGGATTTTTGGATCGTTTTTCTGCGTCATCAATATCACTGACAGCACCCATCCAGCGTGATAAGTCTGACCCCATAGACTCTAGTTCACGACCAGCCATAAATAACTTACGCAAATTACCCATAGCACTTGACGCAACAGACAGCGCTGTGCCGACTGTAATCGGATCAAACATAATTTTCTCGGAATTTTAGAGTTGGAAGATAATACTTATGAGTAAAAGAAGAGTAGCACCAGCAGAAGAAATAAGGATAGTTTCAATGCGCCGAAAACGATTATAAATGTCCTTAAACTGAATACTGGTTTCAGTTTCGAGCCTATGTGTGCGTGTATCAATAGAGTGAATTTGCTCTGTGACAGAGGTTAAAGTAGGCTTACTCATCAATCCGCCTCTTTTATAGTAAGTGTACCTTCTTTGACTTGTTTCATTATCTCGTCATAGTGGCGATTGCCTTCTGATATAGGTACATACATAGTATGTCCATCTACAATTATTTTTATACCTTTACCACTGTCTTTTGCCGTGTATTTTGCTTCTGTAATATTCATATTTATCCTTACAATTCTGCATCAAAAGTTAATGTAGCCGCACCATTAGAATATAATACTACAGCTTGCCCTGCGGTTAAGTTTGCGCTTACATTGGCTCTAAAGGACACAAATTGCTCATCTTGAGTTATATCGTCTACAGAGGTTATTGCTTCTTCTGACCCAGATGCGTACATTACACCAAAATTTGTTTCAGTAATTGATGGTGCAGTTCGCATAGGTACATGAAAGCTATATCTTGCAACGGCTGAAGTTTGAACATAACCTACTAGGTGTGCTGTGTTGTTATCGGCTCTAGAAATCTCTGTATAGTACCTACTTGCTTTTCTAAGTGTAGTCTCATATGGTTCATGCTCAAATGCCGTAACCTTTTCGCCAATCTCAAGTTGCACTCCTGTTAGGTAAAAATTGTTGCTTGTATTGTCCATAGTATTTACTTGATTTGGAACTCTATTTGCATGCGTAGTATGCCAAACATCTCCACCATGTGTGCCACTCGTATATGTTGTTCCTGCCATTAGCCACCAACCAACTAATATCCCTGAAGTATTATCATCTGCAATCGCAGTTCCAGTTTCACCAGAAAAAGACAATGTTTTCTTTTCCCATGTATCAGCAGAATTTACTGTATATGAAGCTGACTTAAATTTAGCCGCATCATACGAGTATATTTCAACCCAATGAGTTCCTGTTTTTGGTGACTTTACATAAAAAGATAAAGTTAAAGGTTTAGCAGAGGAAGTTCCCCATTTAAGATGTTGAAGATTTTGACCTTCTATATATTGTCTTACATAAGCATAATCCGAACTCCCTGCCGAAGCATCTGCCGTAGTTACATCAAGATGAAGTGCGTTTGCAAAACCATTTTCAACACTAGAACCATTCTGTTTACCAGTAACACGAGCAGAACTATTTGTAATAAATGTGTATCTATCAACACCACAATATGCGTTAGAAAGACCAGTTTGGTCACCTCTCTGTGCAACGCTACAATTTCCATTTATGATAAGGTTCTTTGACCCTAACGAGCTACCATTGTTCACATTGGCTATGAGGTCAGCTAATTCTCTGGCTTTGGTCATTTACTTATCCTCCAATGCTGTTAGTCGTGCTTCTATACTTGTTAGCCTTTGCTCTGTAGCCGCACCAATAAACGCTAGTAACTCTGGGTATCTAACACCCATTCGTGTACGCTCTGTTGCACCCTTTGGTGCTTCGTCTTTTGTGTCATAGGTATCAGTGCGTGTGTAAGCGTCTTTTGCTTCTATACCTTTTTCTTCGTCTGCCTCAACAGCCGCAACTTCAACATCTTTTTCCCACCAAGTATTAGAACACCAGAAAGCGTACTTGCTTGCGTCTAGCCCTGCATCTGACATTGCAGTTTGTACTTGTTGTGCAACCACACCACTATGTGTTCTGGCATCATTACCCTTTTTAGCTACTTTGCTTTTCCACTTAAATGTTTTGAATAACTTACTAATAGCTGTAGCCGCAGTAATCTCTGCACTTGTAAAAGAAGATATGTTTTGTTTCTCATTTTCATCAGATGTTTGGATTGTGCCGTTGGTTGCGTATACATCATCCCAACGTGCCGAAGAAGAACCAAGGTCCAGAGTGTCATCAAGATTTGCTTGAGATGACTTATTCCAAGGGCGAACATCCGTTACACCATTAAAGTAAATTGAACCATTACCACTACCCCCTATATAAAGAGAACTTTCAGCAGTTCCAATACTCCCTGAAGTTGCATCATCTTTCCTAAATCTTAAAATTTCTCCGTCACTACTACGTCTACCAAAGTAACCAGCTATTCCACCATCAGCCACAGATGAAATAGCACTCAAGTCTGACCTCCACCTAAAACCAAGTGCGCCTGAGCCTGTTGCCGTAGTGCCTACCAGTAAGTTGCCAGAAGAATCCCACCTAGCCTTCTCCGACCCTGCAATGTTTACCTTCACAACATCATTGGTTGAGAGGTCAATGCCACTATCTTGGTCACCACTTTTGTTAAGAAGTTTATCAGATTTTAAATCAACACTAAAAGCACCAGACGCACTATCAAATGTTGAGAAGCTCACAACCTCTACAATATCCCCAGTACTAGCACCACTAGCAAGAACCACATCAGAGCCATTCGTTGCCGTTATATCTGCCGCAGATAATTTGACCCCATTCAGATATACGTCAAGCATACCTACAGTATACCCACTCGTAGCAAAGGAAGTCTGAGAAGCAGTAGCAGTAAATGTATCTCTAGTCTGTGTTGCTTGTGGGGTGGGTATGTTTCCTAGATAACCTGCCATGTTATTCTCCTATGGTTTTGAGGGCCAAGTTACATCATCCAAAGATGTAGCTGACTTAGTTATATCTCTGAGGTCTTGTCTGTATTTCTTCTGAGCTGTAGTTATTGTAAGGTCTGAACTTGCCCACCAATCACATTCAGCCAAAAGTCTATCTCGCTCTGCCCTTAGAAGTCTCATTGGTTCTGCATCTTTTAAGGCTTTCATCTTATCACTAACTTGCTTCCAAGTCACACCAAAGTCGGAAGTCTTATCACTTTCTATTGCAGTATCATTAGAAGTTTTCCCAATAACTTTACGGAACATAGCATTAAATTCAGCTTCTGTTGTTGGCTCTCCTTCTCCTCTAAGAACCCATTC